GCCATCAGCAGGGTTGCGAGCGCCGCGTCGGTCGCGGCCTGGATGGTGATGTCTACCTGTGCCATGTCATTTCCAGACGGATTCGAGCGCGGCCATGCCGACCGCGAGCACAACGATTGCAATGATGTCCATGGGGGTCATGCGGTCAGCGCCTGAAGCTGGGCGTTGGTGATGCGCTTGCGCCAGTATCGGACGCGCTTGATGGTGCAGGCCACCGCGCCGGGCGATCCGGTGCCGAGCGTCAGTCGGTCGATCCCTGTAGGCACCGATACCGTGGCATCTGTACCGACAAGCGCCCCGCGAATAGCGACCGCAGCGTCATTGGCGGCCCACGCGACCGCGAGCTTTTCGACAGCGCCAGCAGTCTTCGTGCCGGATACGTCGGCCTGCCACGCGCCACTGTGGCGGATCGCGGCGCCGAATACCGTCTCGTACTGGTAGACCTTGATGTACTCGTTTCCGGGCCCGTCCCCGACGTACACCAAATTAAGCACGGCCGACGGGCCGAGGTCCGCGTTGGGCATGACCGCCTCGACCACAAGCGTTCCCTCGGACGGGTTAAACCACTGCGAAAACGCCGCCCCAGTGCACGTCACCACGTCTGCGGCGCGTGTCGCGCTGGCCGCGCCGGTGGGGATATAGCTCGTCGCAAAGGCGCCGGCCTCAAGCTGGGCGAACTGAACTGTTCCCGTGACGGTCAGCGTCAGCGAACCGGCCGACGGCGTGAATGTGTACGTCTTTTGTGTGGGGAACGCCCCCGTCCCGACAACGGTAGCCGTCGCCGAGCCGGACAGCACAATCTGCCCGGTGCCATAGAAGCTCAGCGTGTACTGCGTCGCAGCCACAGTCACCGACTGAGTGGATAGATTGGTGCCATCCAGCAGGCTATTCAGCAGCAGGTTCGTTCTCTGCTCTTCGACCAGCAGCCCGAGCGCCGCGTGCGTGACCGGGTCGTAGGTCAGGCGCGGGCCGTAGTAGGCCGCCGAGGTTGTTTCAACGCCGAACGTCTGCCGGCCGACCACAATCTCGGCACTCTTGATGTACAGACCTTTTGTAACGTCGCCCAGAAATGGATTCTGGTCCGCCGCATCACTCGCCATGATGACTACGGCGCTTGTGTTCAGCGGCCCGATGGTCGCGGCGATGTACCTGTACCCGTCCGAATCTGCAGCACCTATAAACGCCGGTCCTGTCGCCGCGAACGGGTCTGAGACGACACTGCCGTCCTGCAAGTCGAAGACGATTTTTGTAGTGTCACCACCGGACCATGACCAGACGACAACGTACCGCCGGCCGCGCGCCTTGACCTTCGCGCGAAGTGTGCGAAGACCAGTTGTTGTGCCGGCGAGCTGATAGCTCACTCTATGCAAATCTGTCACGGCCGTCTCAAGATACCCGCCGACTTCGCGCGTCACGGCAGTGGTCGCGCCTGAAAGCCCCCAGTTCGCGTGCGTTAGGTCTGACGACGGCCAGAGCAGATTGTGCGGACACCACACCAGCGCCCCGGCCGCGTCGTACATCGTCGCGAGGCTGGCGCGCGAGACCGTCAGCGCGGACGGCAGCGCGCCGCCGGCGAAGTTCCAGTCAACGGCGGGCGAATCCTCACCGCCGCCAAGCGGCAGGCCGAACCCGAAGCCGAACGCTGCGCGCATCAGTAGTGCCGGATGATCGTCGTCGCGGTCGTTCCGGTCGAATAGACCATCACCACCATTAGCGGGATCGGCGTATTCGCAGGCCACGACGCATAGGTAACAGCAGTACCACCGCCTGCCGGCTGGACCTTGATGTCTCCGCTGACTTGACAAAGCACAACAGACGGCTCAAACGTTGTCGAGTCGCTCGCCGTTACCGTCGCTGCTTGAGTCGGGAAGATCGGGGTTCGGTTACCTGGCTGGGCCATGATGTCATCCTTGGTTCTGTTCCGATGCTGCGATCAATTCCGCCGCAATCGGATCTGCGTTGATACGAGCAACAGTCACACGGGCTTGTGCGTCTATCACAGCCTTTTACCATTCGGCCAATACAGAGTCTAACGCCTGTTCATCAGCCTGTTCAATCAGAATCCGCTTCTTCTTGGTAACTACGCTGAGTAGTTTCTCGGATGTGTTGTCCTTAGTAACCACCAGATTTACAGGATCTGGCATCAGAAGCGTTTTCGGCTTACTGATATTCGGTGGATCTAGTTCTGGTGGCTTAGTTTCAACAACCGGAGCAGGAAATCTAGTTTTCCGGCGCCTGACTTTCCTCCCGATAACCGCATCAACCGCCGTTCCTGGCTCGATTTCCAGCCACGCGACACGGACGATTGCTGGGCTGGGCTCGATCTCCAGCCAGGAGACGCGAACGTCTGCCATGTCACGCAGCCACGGCCTCGATGCGGCCCTTGGTTGCGGACGCGGCCGAGTCCACTGTGAAGGTGGTCGTGGCCAGGCCCGGCGTCAGCGACTGCCATGCGCCAGTGCCCACCACGTTGTCGGATGCGTCGAGCAGCAGCAGGCGGGCCTGCGCTGCGCCGGCCGTCACGTCGGCGCGCATGCGCACCACATGCGACCCGGCAGGCAGCGAGTAGGCAACACCACTGAGCCACAGCTCGAACACGTAGGGATCAGATCCCGCCAGGTCACGGTAGATGTAATCAGCATCGTCCGCGCTGGCTTCGTCGATCATGTCGAACAGATCGGACCCCGTTGATGCCTGCCAGCCAGTGGTGAGGACATCAGCACCTGGCCGAACAAGGGTTGCCGAACTGACCCAATCGCCAGAATCAAAGGCAAACCCAGAAGGCCCCCCGGTCGATGCGTACTGAAACGCCATCTCAAGCCGCCGTGCAGACCTTGGCGCCGCGAGTGGCGCCGGTTGCGTCAAAGGCAACCACTAGATAGTCGGTGCCATCGGTCAGGCCAGCACTGGAAATGACCAAGCGGCTTTGAGAGTCGAGGGCCACATTGGCCAGAGACAGCACCGAGCGCGATCCAGCGGGTTGCGAGGGATCAAGCACCTCAACCCCTGCGATCACCGTCCCTGCGGCAATCGTTGCCCCTGAATAATCAGCGAATGACTCGGTGGTCACAGTCGGCGGATCTGCAAGCGTCACCGTCGCAGACAGCGCAGGAGTGCTCACATTCCCTGCCGCGTCTCTCGCACGGACTCGAACACCATCCGAGGAGCCAGCAGTCCGTCCCGTGATGTCTACAGTCAGAACATCGCCGAGACTTGTCCACGAATTCCCGGAGTCAAGTGAGTAGTCATACCCAACAACGGCCACATTGTCAGAACCAGCCGGCCAGGTCAGCGTGTAGGTCGTGCGCGTGATCGATGAAGCGGTGATCGACCCGGTCAGCGTCGGGGCGGTGCCATCTGCGGCGCTTGCCAACACGCCAGAGTTGTACTCGAGCGGCAACGCCAGCGGCGTGTTGTCCTTGACGAAGCTGGTAATGGTCGGGCTGGCCCCGTAGCCGATGTCGAACGTCGGCATGGAGCCAGGGGCCGAGGCCAGCGTCGCCCTGATCGTCGAGGAGGTCTGCTGCACCAACGAACTGATGGTGACGGGAGATCCTGACACCAGTGCGCGGATGCCGGTGATCCCGCTGGTGGGCGTGAAGTTCGTTCCCGCCAAGTTGGGCGTCAGGTTGAGATCGAAGACCGTAGACGAAATCTCGGTGGCTGAAGTAAGGCGAGGGCCACGGTAATAGCTCGCCACCCCGAGAGCGGCCAATACAGCTTGAGCACACCTCGCACCGAGGGTCGTGAACCCTGTCGCTGTTGGGTGAACGTTGTCTGTGTGAAGCGGGATGTCTAGAGAATCTACCCGGTAGTTATAGGAGTCAGAACACGACTGAACGTGAGCCTTCCGGATCGTGTCAACTTGGGTATCAGTCAGCCCCGCAAGATAGCGAGGATGGGTGACGATGACATAAGGATGAGTCGCCCCGAGACTCGCCCGGCGAAGCGCGGTCATCTGCCCGAAGGCAGTGTAATAAGCGGATTGAGTGACCGAAGACCCTGCGTCTCCTTGGCCCTGAATCCAGATGGTCGCAGCGACACTCCCGACAGCGGTCACCTCAGAGGCCGATGACGTGTAGGCATTACCCGCCGCTCCGCCCGAGATCCACTGCCCATTAGGGCCAGATCCACCAGAACCCCCAGCGATAGTTAGACCAGAGGCGTCCCAAGAACCGTCAACAAGACCGACCGGACAACCAAGAGCCGTAACTAGCGCATTGCCGCACGCAATCGCGGCATTCATCGTTGTGGTTGACGGAGCGACCCACGTTCCGGTGCCAGGTTGTTTACCAGTGATCCGTAGAAGACTATTTGCCGTCAGGGATGAGTCGCCCGCATAAGCCGTGGTCGAGAACCACAGCCACGCCCAGGATTGACCATCAACCGCAACGAGGACACCCGTCCCGACTTTCCCTGATGTCGCAGACGTTCCACCTACAGAGTCGCGGACCTGAACATTCAGCCAGCCCGCCTCTTTTGGGATGGTGATCGTTTGTGAGAACGACCCACCCGTTGGAGACGATGAGAATGACTGCCAGTCCAGACCCGTGACAGCAGTACTGGTCCCGTCCTGAACCACCCGCCATTGATTAGGCGCAGTCCCTGTGTATGTTCCCGTCAGCGAGACGGTTGCACTACCCGTCGCGCCGTTACTCAGTGGCCTGACTTGCCCAGCAACAGGAGTTGTGATGGTGTAGGACGTGCTACCCGCCGCATCGTTGCCGGTGATTTCCCCGACGAAGAAGCAGGTTGCCGGAACGGCCATCGAAAACCAGACGCCTGTGTAGCCAGCCGAAGTGATGCGCGAACCGCTGGTGTCTGTGGTTGAGACAGCGGAAACACCGTCAACCGTCAGCTCTAGTGTTACCGTCGCGCCAGTCCCAGTGACCGTGAAAACGAGATCTGGGGTGTCGCCAGACGTGTAGGTGACCGTTGACGAATAGGAACCAAGCTGAGTCGTCGCTAGGGACGACCCGATTCGATAAATTGCCCAAGCAGAAGCCGCAGGGATGTACGCCGCGAGGTAACCAGCGGTGCCGCCTGAATTGAGTCGAGCGCAGATCCCGAACGAGTTCAGGCCAGACGTTGTGACAAAGTAAGTCTGCGCAACGATCTCTGTGTCTGCACTCGTCCCGATGGCAGATGAGCGGAACACCTGCGCACTGCCACCTGACCCAACAACACCTCCAAGCGTGGTGGAGATGCTCGGCGAGGTCGCATCTCCAGCCCAATAAACCCAGGTATGCCCACTGTCAGACGTGTGCGAGGTAAGCGCCGTGGTTGACGCTTCGGTGAAGGTGTCGTGAAACCAGCTCATACTTACTCGAAGACTGGTTCAGATCCGACGATGAAGCCGTCAGGGCCTCTGAGGTGGTTGAATCGCTTTGGCTTCCTAATGGCTTGATCGAGCTTCTCGTTCAGAGCCGCTTGCGTCTGTTGGCCTTGCTCAACAACGCTTTGCATGACGTTCGCCACGTTCATCAATGCCCCCGCGACCTGTTCCATCGGGTCTGGCTTCCTCTCTTCAGGAGCCAAACCAGCGTCTTGCGCTGCGATCATTTCAGCCGCGATGGGGTTTGCGTTGATCTTCGCAACCGTCACCTTCGCCTGAGCGTCGATGATTGCCTTCTGAATGGCCGTTTGAGCGTCTTGATTGGCCTTCTCGACCATCATCTGATAGTCAGCCTGGGCCTTGATGCGGGCCTGTTCAAGGCTAGAGGCAAGCTGCGAATCTGCTGACATCTTTGCTTCGGCCATCCGAGCCTGGATCTCTTGTTCCTTGCTCTGGAGCTTCTGATTGGCTTGACCCAACTGCTGCTGGAGGACTTGAATCGCCTGCTGCATCTGCTGCATCGCCTGCGGATTCGCACCCTGTTGCATGGCTTGCTTCCACTTCTCGACCATCGCAGTCGGCAGCGGAGAGAAGTCCAAAAGCTCAGGAGTGAACGGAACACCCATGTTTGCCATGTTCGGCAGCATCTGCATGAGGATCTCGAAGGTGCGCTCCTTCTGAGACACAGACGAAGGAGCTTCGTCCACCACCACATCAGCATCAATAGCGGTGTTGTCGCGGATCAGCGGGACGTAACGCTCGACCCCATCACCGCCGAGAATCCGCACAAGACGTCCATCACTCAGATAGTCCTGAATGAACTTGATGAGCGTGCGACCTTGCTCCTTGCGATACCTACGAAGGGCATCGAAGAGAGAGGCGAGGACGGTCATCGCTGCCTGCTTGCGCTGGCTTTCGAGGATGCCTGCTTGTTTCCTGTCTGCCAGGCCCAACAACTCAAGGTTGATGCCGGTAACGTCCCGCAGAGAACTGATAGAGAACGTCAGCAGGTTATCGAGCGTCGGCGGGATCTGCGGCGCAGGCTTCGGCATGATCTTGCCGCCTGAGATCGCGCCAGAGTTCACCTCAACGACAGAATCAGCCTTTGCCCAATCGCGCTTGAGCTTCGCCATGTCGTCCGTTGCATCATCCTCCACCAGCAGACCGCCCTTGGCGTTGGTGTTGACGATGTGAAGGAGTTGGCTGAAGAACTTATTGGCCCAGCGTTGAGGATCGAGCATCGGGCGAACGATCCCGTACCAAATGCCCTTATTCCTGTCCCTCTTGGCCGTGATGAAGTGGAACGTGAACCGATTGCATGGGCAGTCGGACACCTCCAACACAGTACCGCCGCAAACAAACGCTTGTTTGTAACGCTTGCGGGCCTTCTGTACGCTTTGAATGGGCAGCCCGACCTTTTGGGCTCTCTCGTTCAGCGTCTCGAACTGGTCTTCTTCGACCTCGATGATTTGTCCGGTGGCTTCGTCGAGGACTTGATAGAACTTTTCCATCTCCCACCACTGATGGTGGATGACTCGGCTTTTACCTGTTGACTTGTCGTAGCCTGTAGCGTCTCGCTCATAGAGCCAAGCCAATGACTGATCGTGGATGGATTCATCGTCGTTTGACCCAAAGTCATTTGTCGGCGTGATGTCAGCATCCGGCCACTTCTCTTCGATCTCTTCCCGAGTCAACCAGGCGTCGTATTGATGCCAGCGCCGATCCATCAGGTTGCGCTTCTTGGCCGAAGGGTCCCAGCGCATCGACAGCGGATCGCGCCGCTCGATCAGGATCTCGCCTTCTGGGTTGTCGTCGTAACTTAGACGAGTCTCAGTGACGCCAACGCCACAGATCACGGCATCGACGAAAGCGTCCGACTCTTCATCCTCTGCGTCGCAGTTATCGCGGATGTAATCAGCAGCACCCGTCAGGACTTCGTTGATGCCCTTGTCACCCACACGGCGCGGGATGTACTGGACTTGCTGGCGGTTGTTGACCTCTGCACCAGCCACGGCATCGACCATCGGGCCGACGCGATTGAAGACGGTTGGAACGCGGAGTTGCGCTTCGAGGGCTGCGCGGTCTTGTTCGTTCCACTGCTCCCCAGCCACGAAGTCAAAGCACGTCTTCGCTTCTTCGCGCCAGGCGGCTTGTGTCTTGTCCGCCTCTTTCTTGGCTTTGCGGACGGCATCGAGAATTTCGGAGTTCTCGTGCTCGGGTGTCTCGACTTCTACGCTGTCCATGCGCTTTCCGTTTCTCGGCGCCGCGAATAGCGGTCAGTCTTCGTTGATTCTTCCGGCGTGCGCTTTCTCATCAGGCCGGGGAATAGCTCAGAAAGCGCCCAGATCAGAGCGTCAGCCCTGTTCGGCGATCCTGAGCCCGTATATCCCACCGTTGACATGGCGCAAAGCTCGTCCTCAAGCTCGGGATAAAGGCCGACATGCCGAACTTTCCCAGCCTCATACAAAGCCGAAAAAGGTTCCGCCCGTACCGTTTTGCCACGACTGGCAGTTACCGGCTTGAACGGAACAACTCGCAGCCCTTCGGCCTTTCTCGCAACCTCAATCGTTTGCTGAACCATCGCGCCGCCAAAGTTCGTTTCGGCAACGATTAGATCAGCTTCGTGGCGAGTATATGCGGAAACTGCTAGCTTCCCCCAAGTCCCGGGGCCTGCTTTTACCGTTGCGTCTTCCAGAACATACGCATTTCCATCAGTTCCAAGCCCAGCAACGACGATTCCGATTGCGTCGTTGTCCGCGTTGTCGATGTCATCTGAGCCTGACGGGTCCACCCCAACCACGACCCGAACCAGATCCGGCGCTTTATCTTGCCGCCAGCGGTCGATGATCTCGTCTGAGAAAAGAGCGTTTGGCGTGGCGTCTGCAAACTCACCCCTAAGAAACCGCTTCTGCATGCGCCCGGACATGCTTTTGAGGGTTGCTAAATAGGTATCACTTAGATTTGCAGAGTTCGACTCTGGATTGATCTGATACCAAGCGTAATCAGAAGGATTCACCAGCCCTTCGCGGGTTTCCGGGTCTTGCTTGTCGTGGAATACTCGATAGGTCCAGTGGGATTTTGGCGGAGGATTGCAGTCGTAATACATCCTCGGCCTCAGAGGCTGGCCGTCTGTAACCTGGGTGCATTTCTGAGCCAGGCGGGTCAGGGCGATGTTTCTCGCTGACCATGTGATTTGGCTGGACTCATTGAGGTAAATGGTCACATATTCCTGGCCGAGGATCTTTTCGGTGCGTTCCTTATCATCAAGACCACCGAACCAGATTTCAGAGCCGTTTGGGAGCTTGGCGAACCAATCTGATTTGGATAGCTCGTACTTCAGGCCCTGGAAACACGTTTCCATCACCTTCGGGAAGGTGTCGAAGACCACCGATGACTTGATGGCGTTGAACCTGAATCGAAGGATGGCGTGCCTGGACTTAGGAGCCTTGATGGCTCTCAGGATCACGCTTCGGACAAGAAGGAACGTCTTCCCAGATCTGCTTCCACCGTAAAGCATGCAATGCGTCGCCATCCCGGCGAGCATCGTCTGTGCTTCTTCTTGCTTCTCGGTGAGCTTAAAGCCCATTCTCGGGAGGCGTAAGCGTTACCGTGAATCCGCCACTGATGTTGTGATCGATCTTGTCCCCGTAGATTTTGGGGAGCATCTTCGCCAACATCCACTTACGGGTATCGACCCTTAGCCTTGAGCGGGCTACAAATTCTGGATTGACCTTTGCGCCGTTCTCAGTCTCAACGACATCTCCGCTTGAGTCGTCGCTGATCTCAAGTATCTGGTCTGCCAGCAGTTGATAGCCAATCTGCCTGGCTTCCGCGTAATGCTTACCGAATCCCTCGGGGTCATTCTTTACCCACTTCAATACAGCAGGAGAAGTTAGACCAACCTCAGAGCATGCCTTACGAAGGCTTGCCCCTGCTTCCAGAGCTTTGAGAATGCTTGCGGCTTTGTCAGCGTCCATTAGCAGCTTTTGCCGCCGCCCTTGCCGCGACCCTTTTTCTTGGACATGGTTACTCCAGAAATGCGAAAGCCCGCACTTGGCGGGCCTATTTTATCGCGTTTGCTGGTTTACTTCAAGTTTTGTTCATCACACTCAAAACCCTTAATGCAGATTCGACATCACAAACCACGGCCAGCGTTCCGCCATTCCATTTCCGGTGCCATTCCTGCTGATCTGGCGTAAGTTGTCGTGCGCTCGGTGGTTTAGATCCGTCTTTCACTTCGATCAGGGCTGTTTTGTTGTTGTACCCAACCAATAAATCAGGCACCCCATCTCCAACAGTATGAAGCGGTTGAACCGTTGCGCCGTGGCTTCGTAAAGCCTTGACGATTTCCGGCTGGTTTGCGTCAATCCTGGCTGCTTTTATGGTCTTGTCCTATATCGCTCGGTGAGACATAACGCGCGGGCAGGCCTTGCGGATGCCGGCCAGCACTGACGACAGCCCGGCCGTGATCCAGGGCTTGCCGTCGCATGTCACGTCGTACACATCGACGCGGCTGGTCTTGTGCAACTCGAAAACATGCGACTCGGCGCCGAAATCGAGCCGCTCTACCGTGATCCTCATCCGCAGATCAGGCAGCACCGCCGGGTAGTCGGGTGCTGGAGCCGCCATGCGGTTGGCCTCGCGCGTGCGCTGTGCTGCACGCTGTCGGGCTTGCTGCTGCTTCGATTTTCGGGTGACTCGGTACATTGCAGACCTTGCACGCTATGTCTAACACACGTTATGCAGCACCAACAGCCGCCAGCGCGGCGCGCGCCGCTTTGATCTCGTCACTGTGGATCGGCTCGCAAACCCACTCAACGTTTTCTTCTCGCCCCTTGCCAATGTGCATCAGCAAGCCGCGCAGCGCCTCAACGCAGGCGTCAGCCTTCAGAGCGGCCTCTGCGGCCGCGTGCCGTGCGTCCTTGTGGCCCTGCTTGTAGCCGTTGGCGTATGGCCCTGCGTCCCGCGCTTCCAGCGTCATCGGCAGGTTCATCATCTGTCCGTGTAGGTTCATGCTTTCTTCTCCTTGGTTTGTTCGTCACCAGGCGCTGCATAACATGGCGGTCGAGCTGACCGCCTACAGGCTGGCGCCTTCCGGCGTCAGCTCACCTCTACGTTAGGGCGCTTCCTCACGCCATCGCCAGGGAATGCCCGCGCGGCACCTTGAAGCCAGCCGCCTTTGCATGCCCGCCACCGCCGTACTCCTTGGCGATCTCGCTCACGTCCACGCCATCATCGGCGGCGCGCAGGCCGAACACACGGCCTTCCTCGGTGTCCCAGTAGCAGGCCGCGAACGGCTGGCCCTGCGCCATCAGGTGCGCGGCATCGCTCACCAGCGTGTAAGGCAGGCTCGCCACCGGCACCGAGTAGTTCGCAATGACCATGCGGCGCTGGCACACCTTCACCAGCTCGGCCACGTCCTTGTGGTGCTTGCGCTCAATGGCAGCGCCGGCCGCCGTCATCTTCAGCAGTTCCACCTGATCGGCGCTCATCAGCCTGTCCCACGTCTCGAACGTGTATTCGTGGCTGAAGACCAGCGCCTGAATCTCGCGCGTGCCGGCCAGTTTGAAGCGCCACAGGTCGCGGTCTTCAACGTGGCCCAGCAGGAGCGGCCGGTCTTCGCCGGGAAACAGGAAGTCCCACGCCAACGTGGCGCCGCTGCGGTCAAGGTCGGTGTACTGGCGCAGCCCTTCCAGCCCGGCCAGGTCTTCAATGGCCGTCTTGTGGTGGTCAATCAGCGTTACCCGCGCGGCCTTGGTCACCATGTCGGCCACCACGGCGCGCTTGTAGCTGAAGTCCACCAAGTACACATCGCGGCCGGTCACGTCGGGCGGTGGTGTCTGGTACACGCCAGCCACATAGTCGGCAGTGTCGCGGTGGTAGCGCCAGAAGCACCAGGCGGCGCTGAAGCCGTCCGCACAGTTGCCGTGGTAAATCACCAGTGGTTTCGCTTCGGTATCAGGCATCTCTGCTCTCCATCAAACGCCCCTGCTTCGCAGCGGCTAAATCAACACAGTCCGCGCATGCCGGGTACGGCATCCGCTCGTGGCGTGCGCAGTGCGTCACGCTTCGGCACCAGCGCCCTAACCCCTCGCTCAAGCCGAGTCGCCTACGGCGCCCGGCTTAGCTCGAACGTTAGGCCTCAACTGAACCGCCGAGGATTTCTCGGCTGTTGCGCAACGCCGCCGCGCAGTAGTCGCAGCCAAGAGCGTCCAACTGCCTAGCGCATCGCTCTCGCTCACGGCGCGCAAATCGGCTGGCCTCAACTCCGGCGCGCGCCAAAGAGTCAAGCATCCGCTCACGCTCGGCTTGCAAGTCTCTCCGTTGCGCGCTCAAACGCTCAATCTCGTCGGCGGCCTCATCACCAAGCAAAGGCCAATATCCGCGCCTGCTCATTTCACGCAGGCGCTCCACCAGCGGCACCGCTTCGGAGGCTTGGCCTAACAGGTCGTTCGACCCGGACCCTCGACGGGCTGCGTTCGTGTCGTCAGTGCTCATCAGTACCTCCGTGGCCCGCGCTCGGGCCGGTCAACTTTGCGTTAGGCGCTTACCGGCGGGGCTGGCAGCGGCATCCAGTGCGATGGCTCGCCTTCGTACACCTTAACCGAGCTGTAGTCATCCCAGTTGTTGATGCGCTCGTACCAGCCCTCGGGCGTCCAATGCATGTCTGTGGCCTCGTCGTAGTCCGAAAACTCGTTTTCAATGTCGGCCTCTTGCGTCTTGGCCGGCACCCACTCGGCGCGAATGCGGCGCCAGTGCCCGAGCCGGTTGCGGTAGGCCACCAGCACAACGGAGCATGGCGGCGGCATACGCTCTGCCACCGGCACCCACGCGCCTAACCCGCCATTCGAGCCGACATTCGTCGGCAGTCCACTATCGTTGTCCATGTCACTCCGTTCGTGCCGCCGAATGCGGCTCAATGGTCACGTTAGGCCCCAGGCAGCGGCTCTCGGCCGCTGGTTATTTCCTCTGCGCACCAGTCAGCAACCTGTCGCATGGTGGCGCTTCCGACGCGGCCATACACAGCAGAGCGGCAAGCCTTCGCACACCGCGCACGCTCTGCGGCCTTCGCCGCTTGGCACAGTTGCGCCGCCCGCAGCAGCACGCCTTCAGCGGTCGTGCCGTACTCGTAAATGTGGTCAAGCAGCGCATCCAGCTTGGCGCGTTCCTCGGGGCCTAACTGGTCGCTCAAGCGGACCTCCAACGGCCCGGGTTGCGTCGTCGTGTTCATCGTTGCTTCTCCTGCGGGCCGTTGGGTCCGCTTAGCTTTGCGTTAGGCCTCATCGCATCGGGAAGATGCCTTGATTCCTTCGCCAGTCGCAGAGCCTGCACCCGCACGACGAGACATGCAGCTTTCCGCTATCGGTCTTGCGATCACGTCCAAGCTCACCACCAGCGGGCCGATGAACAGAACCCGCCCCGAGTCCGGGTCGCGCCTGAACTTCAGTCGCCACCGTTTTTGCATGTGCCATACCATCACCTTCTCCTTGTTCGGCCAGGCCTAACCCGGCGTTGCAGCGGACGCCGGCAGGCGTCCTTCCGCTGTCAACCAGCAGCGCGGGCGCCGCTGAACTCTGCGTTATGCGGCATCCCACTTCCCATTTCCTCGGGAAGTTGCGCCAACGATCCTCGTTGCACCCATGTCGTGCAGCATCACGAGCTTGTGATAGGTGTCCTCGATTGACCTTCCGACCATCTGAGCAACCTTGCTTGCTGCGATTGGTCCGTGAGCTTTGAGGATGTTCATGATCTCGTTCATGCGACCACCTTAAGTGCTGTCATTGCCGCTCGTCTCGCTTCTGCTGCCTTTGCCTTTTCCTCTGGCGTCAGGTCAGGAGGTGGCTTCCACAGCTCAGCCGCAGGCGATGTCGATTCAATCGGCTTTGAAGGTGCTTCCCACCGTCTCTGGTCGAGCCAGGTTGCCGGCATCGGGATGAACGCGCCGTTGTCCTTCGCCCACTCTGCCGAGGCTTTGAAGGCGACAACCGCCGCAACGATGGCGTCAGCTTCGGCCTCGAGGTCGTGCCTTTCCCACTTCGCGGCGCATTGAGCCTTCGCAACCTTCCGAGGTCCGTTCGGCCATTCGCTCCAGAACCGATCAAACCCATCCCCCCCTGGGGGGTTAGGGGGGTTTTTATATTCCCTTCCCTTCCCTTCCCTTCCTCCCTGCGCGTCGTCCACGCGTGCTGACGCGTCAGTGACGCGTGGCCTCGCGTGCTTTTTTGATGCCTTTGCGTCAGGATCAGGCAGCGACGACTCAGATTCGCGTGGGTTGATGTGCTGGTGCTTGCGAAACGTAGGGATATAGGCGAGTCCATCGCCATAAAGCACAATCAACTTCGACTCAATCAGTTCGTTGCACAACGCGTTGATGTCGCAGTTGTCGCCAGGGAAGTAGCGGAGCTTGAAAGTCATCGGCTTCCACTCAAGCCGACCTTCTTTGTCGGCCTCGCACCATGTCGAGATGTACAGAAGCCGAGCAAGCGGAGACAGTCCGACCACATCAGCAGATGTGAAAAAGTCAGGCTTGATCGTGCGAATCCTGGCCATCAGCCCGCCTTGCCAATCCGATACATCTTGACCCGCTTCCCACTCGGCAGCGTCACCCACCTTTTCATCACTCGATGTCCGTCCCTGGAGAACTCACTGCACCGCTGCGAAAGGCTCATGCACTGAGCTTGCTCAAGAGCCTCAAGCGGAGTGATCCACTGGCGGCGAAGGAGACGGAAAAGCGTTTCTTTCATGGTCATAGCGTTGCTCCGTATGGGATGCTTCGGAAGATGCTCGGCACTCGCTCACGCGGGCCGACCTGATAACGCGGGTCATGATTGACGCTCGGGCAGCGGGTCACCTTCACGCCATCTGGAATCACGATGTCACCGACAAGGCCGCTTTCCTTCACGACCACAGGAGCAGACCATTCCGTGCTTCCTGATTCCTTCCAGTTCTGAGACTTCCTCGGTCGCTTCTGAACAACCCTGTTCGGGCCTTCTTCGATCATTTCCCGAGACCCTGCCCACATCCGAAGCCCGTTTGGCCCTTGCTTCAGCAGGCGCGTAAAAATCTCTTCGCGAGCCACCAGAGTTCTAAGGATCACAGCAGCTGATCTAACAGCAAGCCCGAGACGTTGAGCAACTTCGTTGCTGGTCATCCTGCGCTCTGCAAGCATCTTCTTGATTGCCGCGTCATGCTTCGAGAAGCCATATCCACGGCTGACACGGGTCTTGACCTGTGCGTAGTGCAAAGCGTTGCGGGCCTTGCGCTTCTCTTCCAAACGCTTCGGAAGCTCGGCCTTGACCATCTCTCGGAACGCGTCTTCAGCTTCCTGGCCAATCACGATGTATGAGGACTTGTCCCACTTGGGGATGTGAATCCGGCGAACGTCCAAACGCTTTTGAAGGTAGTCCGTGTAGATCGCGTGGAATGAGTTGTTTGCGATCCCGACTTCCTTGCAGATGTCTCGGACGTATGCGCCTCCTTTGAGGAGGATCGACTCGATCCGCTTCGCTTGACTCATGCTGCCTTCACCTCGAATAAAAAGGCGCCTAGGACCGGCCTAGGCTCAGGCCACACCTCAGACCGGCGGGAGAACCGGCACGCGATGGCATCACCGCGCGTGTGGGAAGAAGGTTCATT